TTATTCGCCGGAATACCCGTTCGCTCTGGCGCATTTCAGCGCACCCAATATCATCTTGTCCTGAGCCAGCGTTCGTTCTTTCAGCTCATAGAGTGGAGTACGGCGATGATCGTCCCATTCAATGAGCTGCTTTTTGTCATGAACGACTTGCCCCTCATAGAGATTGATAACCTTGTCGAGCGTGATTTCTTTCAGCACTTGCATTTTCTCACCCCTGAGCGTCCTCGTCTGAGGTTTCTTTTGACTTGACCTTAATACCGTACAGAATGGCAAGTTCGGCAGTCCAAGCCGCAAACCAGCCGACCGTCAATTCTGTGTCAACCGTGTGACCGCAGGCGTTCAAAATTAGAACCACAACGGCGTACCAAGTCAGATTGAAGATGGACAAGATCGTGAACTTCGTGCGTTTTCTCATTCTTTTCTTCTTCGGCTTAGGTTGCACACGTTTACCACCCATAGGAAGCCCTCTCAGCGGCTCAGGAAGCGTTCATGCACGAAGCCAGTATAATTTACCCTCTTGTGCGAGAAAGCCACATAGAGCCATTTAACGCCGTTTACAGCGGTGTAGTAGCCGTAGTTCTTGACGATGGTTCCCTTAGGGATTGTCACCAGCACTCTACTGTCCGTCCCCGCAGCGTCACGGACATTCAGACCAGCGCCAGCGATCACGGTGTAAGTGCCTGCCACAGCCTTATTGAAAGATCGAGCGACACCCTTTGCCTTTACCCCAGGGGTAGGAACGGGCTTGACCGTTTCGGGCTGTGTGGGGGTCACGGTTTTGTCGTAGGTTACATAGGGGAGGTGTCCGTGCTTCTTCCACATACGGGTGTTGTACCCGTTCTTCTTCCCGATGTTACCGACAGCGGTGATCTGCACATTGTTCGCCCAACGAGGGGAACACTCAACCGCAAGGCCGTTGCCAATATACACGCCGATGTGACCAGTAGTCCACACCACCTCGCCGGGGTCAACCTTGTCCCACCCGGAAGTAGAAGCGTCCTTGCACTTCGTAATCATGGTGTCTGCGCCAATGTCAGGAACGCCGTTGGTGGCGTACTTGGCACCGCCGTAGGCTTTGGTCTTGTCCCCTGTCCAGCCCCACAGAACAGCTTTGATAAGGTTCACGCAGTCAAAGCCAAAGGTGTCAGGGGTCGCCGCCATAATCATCGAGGTACGAGCCGCCGCCATGTTGTAGGGGTGGTTCTTGATGTACCGTGACTTGTTGGTGTCGGTCAGCGGCGCACCAAAGCAGCCCATGACATACAGGGTCTTGTAGTGCTTGGCAATATCAACGACCTTGGCGACCAGTTCACTTGATTTCATCATAGCTCTTGTCCTCCTTGGTAGCGTCCAAAATGGCCTTGAACTTTGTAAATGCTTCGGCGATGTACTTACAGGACACCATAAGTACCGCACCAATAATCACCAAATTGCTGAAAATATCCACATACTCAGCCGGAATTTCCCACCCGACCATATCCGCAAACAGCGGCAGCGTGGTAATTGCCACACACAGCAAGGTCAGGCCGCAGACAAAAGCAGCGATCTTCAAGCCGGAGTTTATCAGCTTTTCCTTGCTGAACGGTTCCAGCAGGACTTTGATGTTGTAATACAGAGAAAAGGACACATTGGAGAGGTAGGCACACAGGAAAATGAGCATAGCCCAGCCAATGTTGACCAAATTATCAATCAATGCGTTCAGCATTTTATACCTCCATCAAATTCAATTTAGGTGAGTTAGGTGAGTAATCGGGCGTTTTTCCTATAAACTCTCTCTTATACGCGCATACTAAGAGAAAGTTATAGGGATTTTGACCCGATTACTCACCTTTTTCACCTTACTTCGGGTCATGCAGGCTTGTGAAAGCCCTCCAAGTCCTCGATACGATGGTTGATGACCTTGATCTGTTCCTCAACCACGGGCATACGCTTCGCAAAATTGTTGTGTTCCCGCACTTCACGGGTCAGTTCGTCCAACTTCGTTTCAGTCACAGCCTGACTTTTCGAGTTGGCGATCAGAACCCCCGCAAGTGTAACCGCCCCGGAAACGAGGGCTACAATGATAGCTTCCATCTTCCCGCTTCCTCCTGTTTACACCAGACTGTTGATGATTTCGCCGACTACCGTTCTCAGGTTAAACAGGTTAGGAACCTGATTGACCGTGAAAACACCGCACAGCACCAGACTGACCCAAGTCTTGACCAGACCGCTATCCTTTGTAAACTTCATCGTCATTCACCTCCTTCCAGAACGGAAGCAACCACCTCACGGAGATTGCTCAGGTTAGGAACCTGTTCGATGGTATAAGCACCCTGTTTAATCAGGTTCACCCACGCCTTTACCAGACCACTATCCTTGTTGAACATTTCTCTTACCTCCTGTTTTACTCAGCCGCCGGAATTGCGCTGGCGATCAGAATGGACAGCTCGGCAAGAGCCGTGTCCATTTGGAGCTGCTTGGCTTCCTGCTCTGCGGCCTGTTCTCTCTGATAGGCCGTTTCGGTAATCTCACCGAGAATGACGGTTTCGTGACCCTCGATCTCCGGTCTGCCGGAAACATGGTACACAGTGCCATCAACGACCACTCCCTGAGCTTCCGCTTCCTCACAAAGAGCAAAGGAACCGTTGTCCTGCATTTTGACCCACACCGGAGTTGTGACAACCGCCAGAGCTGTGTTTTCTTTCATGATCTTATACATGAGCGTTCCAACCTTTCTTGTCCGGGTAGAACCCAAACAGTGATTTGAAATAGTGATCGGTGCTTTGACACACCTTGTAGCTGTTGCCCCGCTTCATGTGACCATGATAGCTGTCAAGGGAACTGCGAATGTCCTTCAAGGTCATGTCGCCGTTTTCATATTTTCCCTTAAAGCTGCGGAGCTTTCTCCGAATGATCTTGGTGGACTCCTTGTTCATTTTCAGAACAACCTTCCCGGTTGGAGTCAGAATGAATTTCGTTTTCAACCAACGGTAGAAATCTTCCAGAGGAACGACCACGGTTTTCTTGCGGTTCAGCTCTAAACCGATTTCCTGACATATCAGATCAGCACATTCCAAACAGAGGTACAGATAATCTATATCCTCATGAATGGCATAGCCATCGTCCATGTATCGACCATAGGCTTTAACCCGCAGGACTTCTTTGAAAAAGTGGTCAAGCGGGTTCGGCAGCAGGAGCGCATTTGTCTGAGAAACCTGACTGCCAAGGCCAAGACCGAATTTTCCGAAATCCAGAATGAAACTGTTGGAAAGTACCCTTATCCTTAGATCATGGAGTCTCTTTTCTGCTTCCCTGAATAGAGGTTCATGCGGAGCCAAATCGAAGAAGCTGAGGAAATCATAGAGCATGATACCGCCTTTCAGACCGTGCTTACGGTAGTGCCGCTGTAAGTGGCAGACCATTCTTCTCAGTGCGTAATCCATGCCACGGTGTTTCAGGCTTGCAGAATTGTCATGAATGAAGGAAGCGGAATAGATCGGCACAATGCAGTAGTCACATAGACATTTCTGCACCGCTCGTTCCGGGGCGGGATTGGTGTTGATGAAACCGAGGATTAAACGCAGAAGCCGAAGGACACGCCACTGGAAGTGCTGGCGTAGCTATCGGTGGCGATGCCGTTGTTGCCCACACAACAGAAGGTGGTGGCGTAGCCGGAACCAGGAGAACGCTCCCACCAGGCGTTCGCAGAACCATTGACCTTCTTAATGGTTCTGTTGCCTGCGGTGTAATACTCGTACTGCTTACCCTCACCAGCGTAAGAATGCGGAGTATTACCAAAAACTTCGATCTCGGACAGCAGGAACAGCTTGTCAGAAGTGGTTTCCAAACCGGACTGACTGTTGCCCTTGCTGGTCACTTTGTTGACGAACTTCAACACGCTTTTCAGGTCAGAGGAAAGCTGGTTCAGCAGCGTTGCCATTGTGGAGGTACGCATAGTGGAACCACGCCAGCCGTTCACATTGGTGTTGGAGCCGTTCATGGAATAAGTGGTTTTCAGGCAGTCAACCAACTGGAAGGTAATACCCGCCTTGGTGCGGCTACCGTCTGCGGTGGTCAGAGTGTCGTGATCAAAACCGATGATCTGCGCCGCATAGGTCACGCCGTTGACGGTAATGTTCTTCTTGTCACCGACCTTCCAGTAGTTCGGAGCCTGACCGAACTTGGAAACAGCGGCGATGTTATCCCAAGAGGTAGCTTCCAGCGAAGCACCGACCACAAAGGGATAGACATACACGATACCGATGACTTCCAGCGTGTAAACCTTGGTTTTCTGAGAACCGTTATAAGTAAACACGATAGTCCAGTCACCCAGCTCGGTCGGGTACAGGGTGGCATAGCCGGTCGAAGCAACCGTGCCGCTCAGGGTCTTGCCGCCCCTGCTCATGGTGACGGTCGAGCCTGTATCAGCGATGACACGCACCTCTGCGGGAGAACCCTTCTGGCTCAGAGCATACAGAGCGTCATTCACCGTAGGGTCAGACTGGCTCAGTTCCAGAGCGGCCTTTGTGGTATCGCTCAGGAGATTGGCTTTATTCAGAGCGGTGCCAACTTCATTACACCCGGCGTTTGCTCCGGTAGTGTCAGTATTCAACTGCACATCGAGGTAGCCCTGTCCGGCAAGAAGCTGTTCCCGCCATGCCTCAAAGGTTTCGGGCATATCGGAAGGGGCCTTGATGATACTGGACTTTCCGTTGCCCTTGATGCTGGTGTCTTTCATACTGTAAGTTCCTCCTTATTGTCCACAGTACATCGTCCCGGAATAGCGGAACGCTGCGGTTGTCTGTGTAATTCGCTGGTCAATCATCCAAAGCAAAAGCTCCATGTCATTTGCCGTCTGATAGGTCAACTTATCAAGAGAGTTCGGCACAGACGGAGCATCGTCCGGCAGAGAGAGCTTTGCCCTTAATTTTGTCAGACAGCTCAGAAGATTGCTCACCTGGCTTTGTGTCGGGGTATCTCCCATGGCCCAATCCACCTTAGGAATAATGGAGCTGTCATGAATGTCCAGCTCTTTCATTCGCTCCACCAGATAGGCGATTGCCTCTCCCAGCCGGTTGAAGTCTGTGTAGTTATAGGCACCTTTCATCCCGGCCAGGTATTCGGCTTTTTCCTCAGCGGAGAGGGCCGCAAGCCCTCCCGTGAGGATTTTGTTCTTTAGGGTATAAACCCGGTCTACATCGGTCTGTGTGCGGTCGTAGACAAGCTCATTGATAATACTCATATCAAGCCTTTCACCTTCATCTTTCCGCTCAGAGAGCCGTTAAAGGAGATTTCATCCACCAAGATCAGAGCGTCCATTTCATCGGTGTACCGGGTTTGCAGACCGATAATGTCGCCAACCTCCATTTCCGGGTTTCCACGGTAATCTGCGTCATAGGTGTTCCGCATTTGCAGATAATTCTTCACATGGTTTGCCAGAGCGAGGCACATACTGTCATTGGTGATTAAGGGGTTTTCCTCCTTGTCCACTTCTCCGGTAAGAGCTACGGGGTAGGAAACGACCACCGAGTTCTCCTGCAAAGTTCGTCCGGTAATGGTCACGGTTTTGGTGCCGGAGGATAACACCAAGTCCGCAGCTCTGGCGTAAATGTTGGAAGATACCAGTGTTCCGCCAGACACATTGATTTGAATATCTTGTGCAAGACCAGAGAACTCAACATGAAGTTCAGTTTCGGTGGTCGTTTCCTCATAGAGATTTGTGATGCTGTCGCTGGCGGCATAAGAATACCGGGCCACGGTAACGGCTTTCAGCTCGTCAATTTTGGAGATCGCCTGACTATTCTCTGCGATAGAAGAGAAATCCAAGGTGAAGTCCGTTTCCCGGTAATAGACCTTACTGACCCTCATTCTCCGATAAGGGAGGCCGCTCAGGAAGGACACTTCAATTTTGGTACAATCAATCGCCAGAGAGGAAGATACAAACACTTCCACGGAATTGACCGGAACCGTCTGCGTGTCCAGCAGAACAGTGTCCTTGTAATACTTCACCTGAACAGAGGTGGGGTATTCGTCCATGGGCGTATCAAAGCGGATAGCGACCACAGGGAGGTCATGGGACACATCAAAGGTTCTGGTAAAGAACGGAGCCGTTGTGAATGTCCCTTCCGCATTGGTCATGGCTTCACTGATATACCCTCTCCCGTTAGGGTCATCATCGGGGATAATCACCTGATTGCCGCCGTCCAGCGTCCACCGGTTCAATTCAAATACGGCGTAGGTGTTCTCGCTGGTATTGCCCTTGTCCACCGTTTCCCACTCGCTGTACCAGAGATGGCCATTATCGGCCCACTGACCGCTGTAAATGCCCGTCACGGTCACACCGAAGGGTTTGATATGGATGATGTTGTCATCGTCCGTAAACAGGCGGCAACGGGCCGCATGAGCGATTAACTGCAAGCAGTTCATGTGTGTGTCGATGGGAAGAGCCGCCGTGGTGAACATCTGCTTCAAGCTCTCGTCAATTTCCCAAGGGTGCGTACCCTGTTCCGTCAGGGTCAAATCAGCGTCCAGCAAGACTTCCTCCGCCATGGTAAACAGGTTTTTAGAACCGAGTTTGCTTTTGTAGAAAGTCTTTGTCAGGCTCCCAATCAGGCCGGTTCCGTTGAAGGTTGTCTGGTTGTCTTTGGTGGTGGGTCTACCGTTCAGTACATACTTGTCAGATTTAATCCATTCCACGGAGCCGTCCGGCAGCTCATAGCCGAATTGGATTTCAATGGGAGAGTTCTTATCCACATAAGCGTAGATGCCAGCCGGATTATCGGGGTCGTAATTGTGTTCGTAGTCAATGATGGTGAACTCCATCGTTTCGGTAGGCAGTCTGCGGCTTAGAGGGTCAACATCATGCTTTTGCTGAGTGGAAACAATATCTTTGTTCACAAACTGCTTGTTTAGGCCGTACAGAACCTCTTCCAGCCGGGGCCTACTGTACGGTAGAGCCATATCGAAGGTAATAGTCACCTTATCCACTTGGGCCGCTCTCGTGTTTACTACGGCCTCTACGCCGGTTACAGGCACCACCTGGGTATCGACCAGAGCATTGCTCAGGTAAAACCTTGCGGTGATCTGCAAAGGCCATTCTTGATACCTGGTATCAAAGGTTAGAGTTAGACCGGGGAAGGTGTGAGGGGTGAAGAACTGCCGAGTAATGACTGCCGGGGTGCTGAACGCTCCCTCTGCGTCACTCATGTGGCTGGACGCAAACCCGTCTTGCACCGTTCCGCTGGCGGGAAGGAGAAGAGCCTTGCCGTCCAATGCCCACCGGTTCAATTCCAAAACAGCATAAGGGCTTCCGTACTGATAGGGATAATCCACCGTTTCAAATTCAGAAAAAGGCAGCTCCCCATTGCTTACCCACTCACCGTCTGTTGCGGCTGTCGTGTCCACATTCCCGAAGGTGATACGGACATAGGAGCGGTTGCGAAGGAGGCCACGCATACTCAACTTGTAAGCGTTACTTACAGATTTCATATCGGCCCTCCTTACAACGGCTCTCCGCAGTCAATGAGATTAACTTTGCAGTTAATGTAATCAATGGGAAGCTGCGTTTCCGGGTCGAGGTGGAACGGCTTTGCCGTCCTGTCACCTGGGTACATCTTCCGGGTAGTCCATGTGTTGTTCACCATATCCGGGTAAGTGACCATCACATAGAAATTCTTAAATTCTTGCAACAGGCTCGACCATTGTTCCGCAGTCAGATAAGCCCATTCCAAATTGTCGATTTTCTGTTGTTCACGGCCTACCACCTGTCCCACCACCACGGCGTTTCCATTTCGGGCAGAGTCTACGATGGTAGCGGCCATGAGGTTAAGCCCCCTTCGGGGGCAAGGATATTCACGACCATTGATCTTGATAAAACTTGCCATATCCTCACCCCCTTAATAAGCGTTAGAAAAGGCACCGTTGTTCACACGGACACCTCTGCTCCGGTTGTATCGGTCATAGGAACGACCAATCACATCGTCACCGATGGAAATGGACATATCCTTGTCCTCGACTGCGTTCAGCAGGGCATAAATGGCGGCGATCACACCGTCATTGGCGACAGTCACACCGGCGGTAATACCCTCAACGATCTGGTCATTGTTGGCAACCGCAGTCTTGCGACCAATGGCACCAACCATCTCAGCACCCGCTTCACGAGCAATAAAGAGCTGGCCTTGGTCAACAAAACCGCCGTCCTCAAACAGAGGAATGTGAGGAATATTGACCAGCCGAATATCGAAAGCAGGGATAAGAGTGATATCCATGACGGTCAAACCATCGAACTGGATATGGAACATATCATTGATTGCGTCACTGACACCGTTCACAAGTCCAATGATGGAGTTTGCCATCTGTCGAACGAACCGAGTGATCGGGTTATCGTCCAGTGTCCACGCCGCATAAGACAGGGACAGACCAGCCGCCAGAACAGCAAGACCAAGGCCGACACCAGCACCAGACAGCAGAAGGATTGTACCGAGAACGATCAATGCCCCGGAGAGAATACCGGTAATGACCGAAACGGTCTTTTTGACCGCATTTGCAACAGTGTCCCAATTCAGAGCCGCCGCAGAGCCGAGAGCCAGCGCACCTACCGCCATCAAGCCAAGGCCGAGAGGGATATTCGTTGCAGAGAAAGCCAGAATTGCACCGACAACGAGTAATCCCGCACCCACGACACCAGCAATAATGCTGATAACTTTCTGAACGGAAGACGATAGGCTTTCCCAATTAGGAATGACCTGAGAACCCATGACCAATGCTCCAATTCCCAAGAGCGCAAGACCCAAGGGAATATTCGTGCCGGAGAAAGCCAAAGCCGCACCGACAGCCAAAAATGCAACAGAGACGATACCTTCAATAAGGCCTACCACATTTCTGATTTCATCACTCATGGAATTCCAATTAGGTGCAACAATAGCTGCACCCATTGTCAACGCACCGATAGCGAGAAGTCCGATACCGAGAGGAATGTTTACGCCGGTAAATGCCAGCAAAGCACCGATAGCCAAGAAAGCAACCGCAACAATCGCTTCAATGGCGGTAATTGCCGTTTCGAGCGGAGAATTGAGTGCTTTCCAGTCAATAGCTCTTGCCGATACGAGTGTTGCCGCTCCGACTGCCATCATTCCAATGCCGAGAGGAATATCAGCACCGGTGAACGCCATCATTGCACCGATAGCCAAGAAGAAGCCGCCGATGACGGTCATGAGACTTTGTAAAGCGGTTGCCAACGGATTTTCACAGGCTTTCCAGTCTACGACAGCGGCACCGACAACATTTGCCGCACCCGCAACCATAAGGGCAATACCAACAGGGATATTTCCCGCAAGCAACATGACAACGCCCAAGCCGAAGAAAAACCCGGCAAGCAGAGACATGATACCAGCCAGTGCTTCCGCTACCTGACTGTTGACAGCACTCCAATCGCCCATCATCGAGTGAGCAAAAGCCGTAGCACCCAAAGCCATCAACCCAAGACCGGCAGGAATATTTGCACCTGTCAGGACAAGTATAAGGCCAACCGCCATTGCGAAATCTCCAATCAGAGCTTCAATCGCAACGAGGTTATCAGACAGCATGGACTTAATTTCTTCTACTCTGTTCGTGACGGCGTTTCCGAGGAAGTCATACTCAGGCAGAGCGAATTCAAATCCGCTTCCCCCACCAGCACCAACACCGGAACCGCTTGCGGTATTGGGAGAAAATACATTCAGCTCGTCAAAGCCAGCGGTGTACTGCTTTAACTTCTTGGCAGCACCGGCAGCGTCATCGAGGTTGTCTGCCAATTCTCCTGCTCCTACCCCGGCACTTGTGATACCAGAGTAATCCACTTCGGTCATCTGGAAACCGAACAGGGACGCAATCGCATTGGCGATCTCCCGAATGATCTGCACCACGGCAATGCCATAGGGCAGGATAGCGTTCAGAGCGGGAATGAAGATATTGCCGATAGCTCTACCAGCCATCTCAACCTGTGCTTTCAGAATACGAAGCTGATTGGCGGGAGCTTCCAGCGTTCTCGCCAAGTCACCCTGAGCGGTAGTGACCTGAGTCATAATGGCGTAGTAGCGCAGCTCTGCCTTTTCCGCCTGAGTCATGGAAGATACGCTCTTGTCAATACCGAGGGATAGAGCAACAGCTTCCAAACGGGCTTGGGACAGGTCATAGCCCAAACGCCGCAGGGGTTCCAGCTCACCAGAGATACCGGACTGCAATTTCTGCATGGAGTCCTCAACGGAAATGTTGAAGAAAGAGCTGAGGTCATAACCGAGCTGAGTCAGGTTCTTGCTCATAAGGGCAGCTCTATCGGCGGTATCACCGAAGCCGGTCAGCAGAGTGTTGAACACACCCTGATTTCTAATCCAGTCAGACAGGTCGATACCCAAGACTTCGCTGACGGTTTCTCCGTACTCCAAAGCAGACTCGGCATACTCGCCCATAGCAACAGTAAACAGGTTCATGTTCTCCTGATACTCATTGGACTCCGTGATGACCGTTCCGAGCATACTTCCGACTCTCCGAGCCATCTGCCAAACCACGGCGAATTTCAGACCACCGAGAGCCTTGCCGAACAAACCTGTATGGGTGGTAGCTCTTCGAACCGTGCTGTTGTACCGCTCGGTAGAGGTAATCAGTCTTTGAATTCTGGACGGGAAAGCAGAGAAACCGTTGGACACCTTCTGCATTTCGTCTGCAAAAGGCTTCATGGCGGCAGCGAGATCGGTCATCTGCCGGGTGAACTTGTCAATGTCTGCCTTTTCCAATTCCTCAATCACGGTGGGGAGCTTCCCAAGCTGATTGATAAAGGTGGTCAGATTAGACTTTCCAAGCTCGGACAGAGGGCGCAAACCGTCAGCAAGAGCGGTCAGCTTATCGCCGTCCGTCCATTTCAGGTTGTCAATCGCACCGCTGATTGCCGTCAACTGATTGGCGACAGAGCTGGAAATTTTCACATTGCTGACCTGACCCAAGGCGTTCAGCGCACCGGCAATGCGGGTGATCTTCTGCTGAACATCTCCGCTGTTCAAGCCTTGCAGAGCATTTTTCAGCTCTCTCACGCTCTTTGCAGTACCGCTCAAACCGGTAGCCGTAGACCCGCAAGCCGTTCTCAAACGACCAAGGGTATTCCTCAGAGCTTCCAGACCTTGCACGGTCTGAGTGCTGTCATTGACAATCTGAAATTCCAAACCCTGAATTTCCACATTATCAGCCATTTACGCCACCACCTTTCTCTTGAAATTTCTTGTTGGTCGCAATGGCAAAGGCTTCCATGAAGGTCTTTGCCTTGTTGTCGTTCTTCTCCTGAACCTCTTTCTGCTTCTTCTTATCCTGCTTGGAAAACAGGTCGAAAGGTTCTTCCCGATAAGGAATGGGCTTTGTACCCTTCTTCGCAAAAGCTCTGAGGATAGGAGCTGCGTCAACCAAGGCTTCATAGAAATACGCACCTTGTAGCCATGCGTCCTGATTTTTCAGGTCTTGCCTGATCTGCGCCGCCTTGCGGTAAAACTTGACCAACTCACAGTCTTCATTCCAAAACTGGTCGTAGGTCATGCCGATAGACAGGTAGTACGGAAAGACCTCTTTGAATTTTTCCGTGTAAGCGAAAAGGGGAGCGGGGCGTTGTTCGCCGCCGCCCCCCTGTTTACCGGAAGGTTGGTCGCTTACCAGCCAGCCTTCCAGCTCAGGTTTCCCTCGCTGTCACCCTGCTCAGGCTCGTCCAGCAGCGTCACCAGCGGGTCATTGTACATCTCGACCAGCCGGTTAATCAGCTCGTCCTTGTGACTCAGACGAGCATAGATGTTGTCGATCACATCACGCTTCACGAAGCGGTGATGGGCGAGAAACGCACCAGCGAACAGGGCGGGAAGCAGAGTCATGGGCTTCTTCTCCACATCAGCGGCGATAAAGCCCTGCTTCTCCATCATCTCGACAGTCTTGCGGGTGTATTCCAGCGTGTAGGTAACACCGCTGGTAGGGTCAGTAATGGTCAACTGCTTTGCCATGATAAATCCTCCTTATCATTCAGGCCGTAGGTTTCTTAGGTTGCAGAGAAAGTGATGGGGCTGGATGGGGCAATGGTGATGTTCATACCAACAACCTCGTTCACGCCGCCGCCAACGGGATAGACAGACAGCTCACCGTCAAAGGCGAACTTGCCGTTGGAGCCATCGGGAGTGACCGTGCCCCTGCTCTCGGTGCCGCCAAACCACACAGCGTAGCTTTCCTTCTTGCCCTCCAAGGCTTTCAGCTTCTGGTACTCGGTCATGTCGTAGTTTGCGGAGAAAGACAGGCCGTCCATAGACTGAATACCGGCAATATAGGTCTGCATATTGTCGCTCAGAGTGGTCGTTTCCAGCATTTCAGGTTCGCCGCCGAGGTCAGGGAATTCCTTAATGTCGATCAGCTTCGTGTAGGTTCCCTCAGAACTGGCCTTGTGCATGAGGAAAACCTTGTAGGTGGAAATAGCCATTTCATTTACCTCCTGTATAGTGTAGTGCCGTCCGTTTCAGCTCTGTATCGAGCCACCAGACGGTAAATCGTTGCGTTCTCCAAATTGGGAACAGGGGAAAGGGAAATGCGCCTGAAATTTCGCTGATACATCATGTCATCAACGAATTTCATAATGCTCCGACACTGAGACTTCTTTCCGGTAGCCTTGTCGGAGTAGACATTTACCTCATACATCAGCGTTGCGAATTGCTCCGTTTCGCTGGTGGTCATGTGTTCCACTGTCGGGTAGTTGTCCTGCTCGACAATGCTCACAAAGGGAAAGCCGGAAGGAGCTTTGACATACTCGCCGCTCACCTTGATACCCGGAAACTGGACTCTGAGGGCTTCCGCAATCGGTGTGTAAATTTGATTTTCTACATCAATCATGAAAAGACCTCCTTTACCAGATCGGGCAACATAGCTTCCAGCTCTTTGACGGTTTCGTACATCGGCATATTCGCCGGGTTGCCGTGGGTGATGACCACGGTGCTTCCGTCCTTCTTCATCTTGACCACGCCGTTTGTTCCGGGGTCGCCGTAGTAACCCCAAGAGGATTGCTTACCATGCCCCTGACCGTACTCGCCACGCTTCATGCCAAGCTCTGCGGCTTGCGGGTGATTGTCCGGGTAAGTAACGCCGGTGCCGAACTCAATGAACAGCACGGACGCACCAACCGCAACAACCGCCCTCACTCCTTCACTTCTCGTTTCCAGAGAAACAGAAGCGTTATTGGTGCCGTCATAAGCGGCTTTTGCGAAACGAGCGGAAGCTACCTCAAATCCTGCCTGAGCGAGACGATCAAGCAGGACTTGGGAGCGTTCTTTCAGCCATACCGTGTAGCTTTCGATCTCTCGAAGCAGTGTGTCGATACCACGCTGAGAAAGAGGAACCTTGACAGTCTTCACGACACGCTCACCTTGCTTACAGCGTAAGAGATGGAATTCAAGCTCTTGGCGACTCTCTTTACGATGTAGTCATAAAGAGGTGTGCCATCTTTCGCATATTCCGGCTCTTTGTCGATGAACAACACGGAATTCTCGTCAATCGGGCAAGACAGGTTATCGGTAACGATCACTTTGTCATACCCGGCGAAATTTCCGAATTGCTCCACCTGAGCCGAGCCGGTGGCGGCAGAGACATTGGCTTCCATCTTGACTGCGGGTTTGTAAATGATAGCGGACTCTCCGCTTTCATTGCCATACTCGTCCTTCAAGTCCTCCTTCCGGTCATACAGCAGATACCAGAAAGGGACTTGATTTCGCTTCATGGTCTTCATGCTTCGCCCCCGATCAGGGACGCACACGGAACAATCTCTCTCAGCAGAGAGGGCGGCACATCTCCATCTTCATAAGACCGGGAAATGCCGTTCTCGCTGTGAGCTGTCTGACCCTCAGCCCCACGCTTGTTCAGAAGATAGGCCGCAATTTCCACCTGATTGTAGGCGTACTGGTCAGGCACCTTGGTCACGGTGGTATCAAAGGGATAAGCCCGTTTCAGGACTTTGTTGCCAGCGATAGAAAGGTAGGTGGAAAGCACATCCTCGTCCTTCTCGCCGGTCATGGTTTTCAACATGGACAGCTTCTCAGCATCGGTCATGGCTTTTCACCTACCTTTCATCAAATTAGCCAGCCCCGACCGCCTTGGTGTTCACGGGATTGCTGGTATCGTTGGCAATGAACACGCTCCGGCTGTACTTGGGAGCGGTGAAGCTCTGAGCAATGCCGGTGAACTTGCCGTGGTACCACTCGGGGCCGTGGTCAAGGCCGATCTGGCCGAAGAGCTGATACTTCTCACCGGCACCGGTCTTTGCCAGAGGCTCCAAGAAGAAGTTGCCCTTGCCGGGAACAGGCTGGTACACGGGAGCGATCACATTCAGGTTCAGCAGCAGAGCGGTGCCAGCGGGAAGACACTCGCCCAGGTACAGGTAGACCACGCCAATAGGAGTGACCACACTGGACAGGGCAATGCCGTTGATCTCCCGGGCAGCGGGAACCACGGTCAGGCCGTTCTGAACAGCGTCAGCGTTGACCTGGAACAGCGTGGTAGCGTCACACCACAGGCACAGGCCATCGGTGGGGGCGTTGGCCCCGTAAATCTTCTTCACCATGTCAGCAATGTCCCACAGGCCGAGGGGCTTGCTGCTCATGGCCTTGGTGTTGGTGGTGACCGCCTCCACCAGTCCCCGGGTCTTGTTTACCTCACCGTCATTGGTGGCCTTGTTGTAGGCACCCTGAATGAAGGTGAACTCAATGTCCCGGTTGACCTTCTGCATCTTCGCCGCCACCTGGAAGTCCAGCTCATTGATGGGGTTGGCCTGCTGGTTGGCGACATTCAGGCCGGACAGGGTTCCCATGTTGGACTGCTTGGCATAGGAGATGCCGACAGCCTCCATGAAAATCTGCGTCACATTGGTCTTCTGGGTGCGGGTGATGACGCTGGCCTCGGGAGCGGTCAGGGAGGCGGTTTCGCTGATAGAGGGCTGTGCGCCGCCGCCAGTGGTGTACTCCTGGCCGGTCACGAACTCAACATGGTTGGTGGTCTTGGCTCTGCCGCCGATGATGGAGGACAGGGGGCAGCGGGTATTGCCCTTGTTGAAGAGCATACCGGAGTAGTTCAGTACCCCGAAACTGGTAGCCAGAGTATCGGACATAAATCAATCTCTCCTTTACTGGTTATTCGCCTGAGCCTCGGCCTCAGCCTGAGCTTTCAGGCGGGTGTAGTAGGCCACGGCGGTGAAATCACCGTTCTTCTGGGCCTCTTCGATCTTCTTGCCGTAATCCACGGCACCCTCAGTGCCAGAGCCAGAACCGGCCCCGGGCTTGGGGGTCTTCTTGATTGCGTCAGCTTTGACCTTCTTCGCATACTCTTCGAGGAATTTGCTCTGGTTGGCAAAGACCTTGGCACTGTCGCCGTCAGCGAGAGCCTTGGCGGTGTCCTCGGCCAGAGCCTCTTCATAGCCCTGGGACACGAACTTGGCCTTGTAGTCAGCAACGGTCTTGCCCTTGCGGAGATCGGCAAGCTCCTGTTCCATCTGGGCCAGCTTGTCAGCGTCCTCCTGCTTCTTCTTTTCCTCTTCGGAAAGAAGAGCGTTGTGCTTGCGCTTCCACTCGGCGGCCTCGGAGTTGGCCTTGGAAAGAGCGTTCTTCTGCTTTTCCAGCTCGGCGGAATTGTCCTCATACTCGAACCCTTCCAGAGCGGCCAACTTCTGCTCAGGGGTCATCTCGGCGTACCCCTCGATCTTGCTGGTGTCAATCTTTGCCATAACAAATACCTCCTGCGTTTAACAAGGCTGTTCACTCAGCACTGATTTCTGTTTTTGGTGGGGTTTTCTCCCCTTGCGATTAAGGTCTTCCCTGACCATTCAAAGCCTCACGGCCTTAAAACCAAAAGAAAAAGAGGCCGGGAGTGCTATTCGCACTCACGACCCCTTGGCCCTTCACCAATCCCTACGACTGGTGGTTTATATTCTCTTTTTGCGGTGGATTTCAATGATAACCACCGAACCGTCCTCGATCTTGACCTCAGCGTGGTTCCGGCGTTTCAGAATATCTTCAATCGCCTTTACCGCTTCCGGGCTGAGAGCCAGATTTTTCTTTTCCGGGTTCATTTCCCTCGTCACCCTCCTTGGTCTGTTGCTGTGCGGCCAGCTTCTCGGCCTTGGCCTCCTGCTCGGCCACATACTCCATGCTCATTTTGTAAGCCACCTGGGGGTCAGAGAACATCCCGCAATGGATAAAGGCCAGCACCGGTGCAATCTTCGGGTTATTCAGCATCGTGGTCAGAACATTGGCCTTTTCCGAGATGTTCTCATAATTGCGTCGGGTGAAGCGAATGTCAATGGCAGACAGCTTCAAGTCCAGATCGCCCAAATCCCGGCAGATACGAAGCAGGAGCTTCAAAAACCGCTTCTCGGACTTCCTGAACATCCGCTCCGAATCCTTTGCTCTTGCCTCGGCAGCAGACCAGCCATCACGCATGATGACGGCGGCGCCGGTGTCGCTGGTAGAAGAGCCGCCGTTACGGTTCGGCATACCACAGATGGTCAGGACGATGTTATACATACTGTCCACAAGGGTCTGCGTCTGGGTCTGGTTCAGCTCTGCGGTCAGATATTCAATCTCCGCCTTAAACTGCGGGTCAATGTCCTTAAACTTGATTGCACCCTCGTCCCGCAACTCCCGGTAGTCTTCGGAAGAAATATCGACATTGTGGAAGAGCATGAGGGACTGAATGAACTGCTCCACGCCGTCAATGCGGTTAGACTCCGTGGTATTGATTGCGTCCAGCAGAGGAAGGACGATCTCAAAGGCACCCAGCCGAGACTTGTTGGCCGGGTACTCAATGATGGGGATGCCCAAATACTGCTCTTCGCTTCGTCTGATTGCCCAGGTATTTTCCACCTCATAGAAATGGTCATCCGTATAGCAGCTAAAGACCAGAACCCCATCGTCTTTGAGGACATACTTCACGCCCATAATGGGAGGGTTGCCGAGGGCCGTGGAGTAGACCACAAAAGCAAAGCGAGGGTCAAGAGTGTAAATCTCAAAGGGGGCCTCGTCCTCTTCCAGATCAGCTTCGCCGTCCGGCAGCACCATTCTGTACGATGTGCCGCAGATATGCCACCACTCGGCCAGTTCAGCGTCCTCGGAGGGTTTATCTTCGGACAGAGTGTAGTCATTCAGCCGGGTCACCGCCTCAGCGATACCCTTGTCATCTTTCCGGCTGACATACTGAACAGGCTCACCCATCAGGTAGCCAACCTTGAAGGACACGATCTCATTGGCCCGGTTCTCAACGACTTTGTTGTTGATTTCAGGCCGAACATCCTTCTTCCGGTAAAGAATGGGCTGATCGCCCTTGTAATACCGGTAGAGGTAGTTAATATCCGCCTGGTTCATGAGGTGAGTGAACAGAGCCTTTTGGAGAACATCAATGATGTTGTTGTCGTTGATCTCGGTCACATCGGCATAGATCACCCTACGACCAAACAATGTCCTGGCCCCCATTCAATCACCTCCCCGCAAAATGCCTTTCTATCACCTCACATCATAGCATAATCTCTAATGCTTGTCAATGGCATAACTCTTCATAATACCATTGGAGAGCAAAAAGCGCAAGGTATCAGCAAGGCCGTTTGAAGATTTCGATTTTCCCGCCACTCAGCATACGGATTTCATTTTCCAGAAGAGCCAAGGAGTCAGGTGCGTCATCGTGCGGCACCTTACCGCTCCGGGTGTAGGTGGTCAACTCCTTCATGAAGTTCCAATACTGACTGCCCCGCTTGTAGGTGGTAGGGTGCTTGAAGTAGAAGTTCTTCTTGATGTTGTCTGAGGCGAACTCGATACGGGTCTGCTTGTTGGAAATCGTGCGCTTCGTCCGAATACCGATAGAGTAGCCACGCTCCCGCACAATCTGGTCAACATCTCTGGCATAATACTGACCGGCGTTGTTGCTCTCGAATACGGCAGCGGCAACCTTGTTCTCAATCAGGCACTTGGCACACTCAGGCTTCGTCACCTCGGCGGGAGCGTCATCGAAGACCACATCGACAATATACACATCGGTTCCGTAAATATTCGCAACCGGCATGGAGGTGGAGTCAGAACCGCTTTCGGCGGTATCTCCTACGGCAAGGGTCGTATCAGGTTCACGATCAGCAGGAAGCTCGAAAAAGTAATTCAGCTCGTCCTTGTTGAACAGAAGACCCTTAGCTTCAAACGGCTGTTGTTGAAACTCAGACTCAAACTGCTCTGCGGACAAAAGCTCTCTCTGCTCCCGGAAGTAGGCCGTGGTAAAGACCTTCTTTCCGTCCCTCTCATACTCATAATTGCTCTCGTCTGTCACCAGATCGAGGGCAGGAATTTCAATAGCTCTCCAAGACCAGCCCTCTTTCTTGGCGTGTTCCTGAATACGACCAATCGGGTCATACAGGGAATACCGGGTGCCTGTGAAGACCATAGGCGTACCCTCAATGGCACGACCCATAATATCGCCGGAGATCACTTCCCACTTGTCATCAAGCCGCTGCCGGTTCTTGGCTTCCTCACGACCTTCCACACAGTCATCGAGGTATAGAACATTGGTAGCTTCGGACAAACCTACCTGACGAGCGTCAATGGAACGACACATGATGGTGGGGAAACGGGACTTGGATTTCAGATTGATGGTCTTGTTATCGGCGTTAGTCTGTACCAGCCGAGCTTCCGGGAACACATCGTAGTACAGGTATTCATTCGGCGTGTTTAGATATTCCAAACAGCCATTGTAGAAGCTTTTTACAAGGTCATCACCCGTTCCTTCCATAAGGGTGGCGTTATCAGGGTTCCTACCGGAGATCATATTGACAAAATTGATACCAGTTTGTGACTTACCGGCTCGTTTCGGCATGGAAATAGTCAAAAGACGCAGCTTTCCGTCAAGCACATCTTGGAAACCTTGCACCATAGGCTTCAAATAGTGCCGCCGGGGAGCGTAAAACCGCTTTTCGGGCTTTCGGTCAAGCTCGATGTAGGTCATGAAAGCGTCAAAATTGTGCGGTGCTTCAAACAGCAGACCTTTTCTCCAAATCTCATAGAAATGAGCTGCTTCCTTGCCGCCGTTCCTGATCTGAGCGGCGCACATACCGATCAGCTCCTTGTTCAGAGCGTGAGCCGCCGCAAAATCCTCGGCTTCCCACCCACGGCAAAGGGAAAACAGGTCATCGTATGCGCCTTTATCAGACGGTCTACGGTCAATAGCGGCCTTGATGGACAGGGCAATCTTATCGTAATTCACCCAACACACCCCAATTCCTGATAAACTTTGAAGATTTTCGGTGCCTGAATTGCAATCCAGTCCACCATTTCTTCGTTTTTCGCCCACGCGTTTTCGGGAGCAAAGCTGTTCCATTGTAGGCCAGACTCGTTTAGAAAAGCGTGTATCACCTCATGGCGTAGAGTACAGGCTTCCATGCTCTTTCTGACTTCCTCCGTCTCACCGCCCCATTCCTCAGTCGTGGAGAGATCGAGAATGTAAATCCGGTGGTCAATCGTGGTGCAAAGACCGCCATAGTGAAGTTTCTCCATGTACTCATTCTCCCCGGAACTCACACGGTAGACAGAATATCTTGTTCCGAGAATGTCCACTTTCCGAAATAACTTCATAAACTTACCTCCAAACTACGCAAAACTAAAAGGGACTACCGGTTTCCCGATAGCCCCTTGGCTGTTACCCTCGCCCTTGCGAGAGCCTTATAGAATTTCAGGAATGATGTAAGCCAGAGCCAATAGTCCAACGATCATCCAGAACATGACACCGGCACACCAGAGAAAAAATTTCATTCCACAATCAGCTCACATTCTGTCCAGTTTCCAGCGTCAAGGCACTTACCCTCGAAAGTGATGGTGTCTCCGACCTTGACGGATTTCAGTTTTTCTTCCTGCTCCTTTTCAAATTCAGCATAGAAGAAGACGATGGTGTTGTCAACCTTCGTTTCCAGAGTAAGCATTGCGCCGCCTGTCATATTGAACAGGCCGTCATTGGTCATGCCGTTGATCTTCGCCGTTACCCGGTATCGGTTGTACTGGTACAAATCATCTGCTACCAGCTCATTTTCTTTGTAGGCGTAGTAGATTTCATCGAAGGTGGCAGTACCAACTTCCGAGCTTTCCTCGGCAGTCTGCGTTTCAGACTCAGCGGAAGATGAATTCATCAGAGATGACACCAAAATGACAGCGCAGAAGAAAACGGTTATGACAATGATGATACCGCACAGGAGATAAACGACTCTCTTTTTCTGAGGACTAACTTCCTTCTTCATGCTCAACCCGCCTTTCTTATCCTATCATACCATGTAGAACGGCTGATACCAAGCTCTCGGCAGCAATCGTCCACAGTCATTTCGCCGTCTTTTTGTTTTTGAGCGAATTTTTCAAACGCCACGGGGTCGATCTCCTTACTCTTGCGACCTTCTTTCCAATCGGGGTCATGCTCACGCTTATGTGCCTTACCCATTGAAGTGCGCTCCACGATCATGTCCCGCTCATATTCGGCAAAGGCCAGCATAACCGTCACCATGACTTTACCCATCGGCGTGTTGTCGGCAACACCCATGTTCAGGATATTGACCTTCACACCACGCTCCACCAGATCACGAACCACCATGGCTCCTTCGGGAGCGGTACGGGCAAATCTGTCGAGCTTACAAACCACCAGCTCGTCACCGGATTTCAGCATGGACAGGATTTCATTGAACATCGGTCTGTCCATCTTCGTGCCGGTGCAAGTGTCCAGTTTGATATTTTCCTCGGCAATGCCCTGAGCTTTAAGCTGTTCCATCTGGTCTTCAAGGGACATACCGTAGAGCCTTTGACCTTTGGAGCTGACTCGACCATATCCGTATCTCATTCGATCTCGAACCCACCTTCCGGCACTCGGCTGTCACGGGGAACTACCACGATTTTGTAGTCCATCAGACGGAGCATTTCGTTCAGCTTGGTAACGCTGACATTCTTCTGCTTAAACCGCTCACTCAGGACATTGGACTTGATACCAAGCCGGTCACAGAGAACAGCAGGACGGATTTCACGGATTTTCATAACCTCTTTCAGAGCTTCCATAGCAATCATGTTCATTCCTCCTTGTCGATATGAGTATAACAAGAAATATCTGAGTTGTCAAGATATATCTGAGTTAAAATGGCTTTTTATTTTTTTGCGGTATTTTCGGCACTCACCCCGCCCTCGCTGCCGCTCTCATATCCCCCACCGCCCCGACCACGGAAAACCACCATATCAGGCCGAAAACCGACCCGAAAAAGGGCGAAAAAGAACCGCCCCGGCGGAACCGGGACGGCTTCAAACCTCGCTTTATTTGTTTTTCTTCATGCACTCCGACAGAACCATGAACGGCAGCAGGAGGAAGAACAGAACCACATACATCGATTTTACCCGCCTTTCAGAATTTCGGATTATTGAACATATACCGCCCGTTTTCCTTGATTTGAATAGCCAACCATATATTTTTCATTTCACCCTCCGTTAAAATACCGTATCGACAATGGTTAAAATTGTTACCCACAAATCAATGTATTGTGTGGAATAGCCGGTATAATCGCCCTTGTCAAATTCCGTCTTTCCGGTGATAACATAACCGATCTGCACCGCTTCGCCGTCCTTACCGTCAATATACATAGGGTTGCGGCTCTTCAATGCGTTGTTGCTGATCTGGATATAGTCCCGCTCCTGCACCTTGTCCCGCCAAAGCTGCAAGGCCGTTTTCAGGTCGGCGGCTTCGATCTTGACAGGGCGCACAATATCGGCATCAATCCACCACTTTTTATTATTGTGGGGCTTCATGGTTGCCGTGGTTTCAAATCTGTAAATACTCATGGTTTTATACTCCTTTCAATTATCGGTTGCAAATGGCTTTAACTGCTGCCATTACGGAAGCGGGTACACCTTCGAGCGTCTTAACCTTACGCCAACCAAAAGCGTACTTGTCACAATATAAAGCACCGTCCTCATATCGAAAGTTATAGTGTCGGCGGCTGTTCCAAATGCGATAATAGGAAATACCGGTTGCTTTTCCGTCTGTGTAAGACAAGGCCGCTTCAAGGGTATAGCTGCCTAACTTCTTGCAATACTCAGCGTTCAAGCGGTGATCGTCCAAAACAAAGCCCCTTGTTTTCAGCTTGTCCACTTCGGGAATGGAGCTAAAGCCGTCAGGATACCGAAGGAAAAATGTATTTTCAGGGGTAAACCAGTCAATGCCCATTCGCCTATGTTCGCAGTTGGTACAACCGGCTTCGGGATAGCTTTCTTTGTAGCGGCATACGTTTTCGAGTGTTTCAACCGTGGTTTTAATGGTGGTGCGCTCGTTGCCGGTGATCTGTACACCCCTTTCAACCTTGCGGGAAACAACCCTTTCACTCTGCCAAAAGCAACTAGAGCAAGGCTTACTTTCCATTTCGGAAAAGTGCTTTTCTTCTTCACCCTTGCGAATGATAGCACCGCAATACTTACAGCGGCCTAAACCGTTACGAACATCGTCAACAATACGGGAAATATCCTTGTCAAAAATGCGCTTGTTATCGGTAGTATTATACTGATCGTGGAATACACAAGCGGTGTCAATTTCCACCCATTCACCGGTTTTTAACAATGCTTTCATGTTGTTCCCTCCTTACAGGCTCATATACTGCGCTTTGTTCAGGCCGCAAAAGGCTTTAATGTGTCGGCCTGTGGTGCTTGTCCAGCCATCCCACATCTTGACCAGTTCTCCGGATACAGTACGCTTAATAATAGGAGTGTTATAGCTGTATAGGGTTTCTGTTCCCGCTGCGTCAATCTCTACAATGGCTTTTCCGTAAAAGCTATTTCGTCCGTCTGTGGGAATTAGTTCGTATCTTTTCATAGGGTTTAATCTCCTTTCAAATTATTCAGTTATTTCTGAGCTTGGCTTAAATATATCAGATATTTCTGAGCTTGTCAACTGGTTTTCCGTGAAAATTTCAGATTTTTCTGAGCTATTTCAATATGTGCTTTTTCTCTTGAATTTCCGCACACTCTCGGCAGCGGGAAGCAATCGAGCCAGCCGCCGCCAGATCAGCCAGCCCCGGCAGCGACCACCACCGGCACCCGCCAACCGGTCAACAGATCAGAAAACCGCCGAACCTCCACCCGGAAGCTCGGCGGTCTGTCATAGTCGGAGAGTCGCCAGCCAAAGTCGCTGACCTCCGAGCGGGAAAGTCGCTGGTCATAGTCGAAAAGTCGAAAGTCGCTGGAAAGTCGCCAGCCAAAGTCGCCAGCCAAAGTCGCTCACTCGTCAGAGTCGGAAGACTCATAGTCGCCAGCCGTGTCTTCCAGATACTTCCTCTGCAAGTCTTCCGGGGACACCTGATCTCCAAGCTGCTGATTGGGCGTAAGCACCATCTCCTGCTTGTCCACATAGCCCATGTTGTTCTTCATCAGGAAGATACCGGCGACCGGATTGATCTTTCCGTTCTGCATATAGTTTTCCATCTGAGCGTTCAAAAATTGATACGCCTTTTTTAAGGTGTCCCTGCTTTCGGTGGGGATATAGGCACTATCAATGCCATTAACCCACTTCCACATGGTTCTTCTATCAATTCCAAACGCTAATGCCATGCCAGCAACAGAGGGTTTCATATCGTCCTCTGCACAAATCTGAAAATATTGTCCAATACGCTCAGACACATCTTTCGGTCGGGTCATATCCACCGCAGGCCAATCCCACATTCTCAGATCGTGCATGATATATTTCCGGTTATCTCCGGGGTCAAGCTGCACGGTCTTATCCGGGCGGGTATTTCCACCAGTACCCTTCGGTCTGCCACGACCACGCTTTTCTACAATTTCATCTGCCATAGTCGTTTTCTCCTTTCAAAGTTGCCAAGGTGATAAAGGTGAGTAATCGGGTGCATTTCCCTATAACTATTTCTATATACGCGCGTATAAGAGAGAGTTATAGGCATTTATGCCCGATTACTCACCTAACTCACCTAAAATACGAAAAACAATTTTTCAAAACACGCCAATTTGAAAAAAGTCTTTGCAAAAACACTCACCTTTATCACCTTTATCACCTAACTACCAGTCGGCGTTGATGACCACCTTGTTCCCGTGAGCGAGTGCTTCCGTCACAATCCATTCCACACCGTCCCAGTTGTAGACCTCTTTCTTCACGGCATAGTCGGCGAGCTGCTTTGCCTGCTCGTTGTCAAGAACCATGTCCTTACCATACCAGTCGTTCTCCTCGGTTCGATTCTCGTAGGGAACATAGTAACCGAGCCTTTCCAGAAAGTCGTACCAAAGCCGACCGCCACTGTCAGTACTGTTAACCTCTACCGTATTGATGACCTCGCCACAATGAGGGCAGCGGACATCTTTGCGTTCCATGACCGTAATATCAAGTCCCACTCTCCAACACCTCCCGAGCCATCTTCACCAACTCGACCAAATCATAGAACCGCCGAGGGTCTAACCCGGTCTGCCGCTTCACTTTGTCCAAGTGATAGAGAACGGTATTTCTGTGTGCGAAAATAGCACGAGCAACATCGGTGACATTCATGTTGTGATTTGCCATCGCTATGACAATGTGAGCGTCTTCTTTACTCATGTCCTATGCTCCTTTCTCGCAAAGTCGTGAAGGGAGATCATCTTCTCACGGGTGAGCTTGTCAACCACTCGACCGACCTCCGAGTAGCCGCAGACCGCCGCCAGCCGTTCAAGGTTGCCCTTGGTCTGCGCCGTGACCACGATGGAAATGCGGCGGAGGTTCTTTTTCTCAGTTCTCATGCTTATCCTCCATTTGGTCGCAATCGTCAGAGATTGCACAATCCTTGCAACCCTCGTAGTAGAAACAGTCCCGGCAACAGGAAATGACAGGCATACACCGCTCAGCATATTCTTCACGGTTGGTAACAGGGCAAGTGCCATCAACACAGGCAACGCCCACATAGTCGGGACAGTATTCAGGCTTCATCATCGCTGTCCCCTTCCGTCAACGCTCTTGCCAGATCGTCAATCATCTGGTGCATGACTCTATCGCCAACATCATCTTCGTTCTGACACCAGAAAGAGAATTTCAGGTGTAGCAACTCATGAACCAGCGTCTTTTCAAAATCGAACGGCACAATGCGGTCGCCGTAACAGGCGGGATTGATGATCTCAATACGAGCGGTCTTAATTGCTTCTGACCACTCGGTACAGCCTGAGGTATTACTCACCGTCATTTCTTCGGGGTGAAGGTGGGTCAACAGCTTTATCCGCCACTCCTGCAAGCAGAGTTTCCGTTTCCACTTTTCCAGCAGGGCGAGTTCATCATTGGTGGCAATCATACTGCCACCTCCTGTTCACGAGGAAGTTTCACGGTGTTACCATCTTTCAGATCGTCAGTGCTGAGTTGATAGGACACCAACTGCATACCGTGAGCCGTGACCTCTACACCATTGAAGAACCCTGCAATAATGCCATCGGGAATATCAAGAGTAATTTTCATCACGGACGCTCCTTCATAATGCGAATTTTTCTCAGGCGCTTGCCGCACCGCTTACAAACTTCATAATTGCTCTGCCAGCGGTGAGAACCATTACGGCACTTGACCTGAATGTGAACATACGGGTCTACCGAGTGAATACCGAAGCGGCAGAGGATAGAGTTACATGAACGGTTCATTAGGACGCTCCTTTCAGTCTGAGGTTTTTGTAGACAGGGTAGCCCTGATACACAACCTTGCCGCCGTGCCACTCAGGGTGAGCTTCCATGTCGGCGTTGAACCGCTTGGCGGAACAGGCGAAGTATCCGTTGGACTTGCACCAAATCTTGTAAGCGTCAAACAGGGACTTCGAGCGGGTGTTGACTCCCTCGGCCTGCTCACAGCGTTCTTCGAGGAATTGCAGGCACAGATCGTTGTCACGCTCGTACTGGTTGACCACCTTCCGCATGGTGGAGGACATTTTCAGACCAAACCGCTTGTACTTGAAGTACCCGGCGACCAGCCAAGCGAAAATACCCTGCATAGCTTCCTGTGTCTGGAACTCATTTTTCAGGTTCTTGTCCTGCTCCGCTTCGGTGAAGTGGCGGTTGAACTCAATCACTCGCACACGGTCGGAAGCGAACAGGGACTTATCGCTGACAGTGGGGAGATCGTTGCAGGAGAGCCAAAGGGTGAACTGCGGCAGGAAGGTTGTAGCAGTCTCATAGAGGTTCCGAGCCTTGATTTCCTCGCCGCCTGTGAGCTGCTTGATCGTTTCCTCGTCCAGCTTACCATACTGATTACTCTCAGCCATCGTGACGAACCGTTTTCCTTTCAGGGAAGCCAGCATGGGGTTCGCTGCTTCGGCGTTCTTCGAACGTTCTGCCTTGCAGATGATCGACACGGGGGACACGGAAGCATAGTCACCGAGAAGGTGGTGAATTGCCGAGAGCATGGTAGACTTGCCGTTGCGGGTGGTCTTACCGTGGAGAATGAACATACATTCCTCGTTTGCCATACCCAACATGGAGTACCCCAGCGCCTTTTGCAGATAGTCAGCCTTGTCTTCGTCATTACAAGTGACCTCTGCAACGAACTTCTCCCAGCGGCGACACCGTGCGTCCTGCAAGGTGTAGTTGAAGTTGGTCTGCATGGTCAGGAAGTCTTTCCAGTCATGCCCCCGGAACTCCATCTTTTCAAGGTCGAAGGTGCCATTCTCGCAGTTGATAAGGTAGGGGTTTGCGTCAAACTCTGCCGAAGCGATAGGGAGAACACTGGCAGCGTCCTTCATCAGCCGGTCACGGAAGCGCCGGTCGCCCATTTTCACGATGAACTTCATGTACTCGGAACGCCGTTCCTCGTTGGCAATCTCACCGCAGTAGAGAGCCATCAGGCGGCAGAACTCTTTGATCTTTTCCGCCACCAAGAGAGAGCCGGTATCTTTGCGCCATGCTCCCTCGGAGTAGGTGAACCAGCTTTTCGCTTCGGGGCAGTAGCGGGTATCATTCTTATAGCACTCAGAGAACAGCTCCGCCATGCCGGACTCGTCCCATGAATACCCCGTACCGCTGATTGGGTGGCTATGCTCCGGCTGTGCTTCCTTAATCTGGAACATCACACGGGACTGCGCTTCGTCCATGATGTAGCGACCGTTGGAGAGCTGAAAAAGCTCCTGCTCTTCCGTTGTCAAAATTTCATCGGCCATTTCTTGAAATCCTCCTTGCTGCTTTTGCGAGGGAGAGGATAGAACATTCCTGAGCGTCTTCATGCCACAGGGCGCATTGCTCTTCCGTACATTTGCTCCCGATAATCTCAATGCCGGTCTTACTGCCGTCAGTATCACGCAGCACAACAGCACCAATTTCACGCATCTTCTCGACTTCCTGCTCGGAAGGGGGAGTTACATTACGAAACACAAGGAAATCACTCGGGGAGCCTTTCTTGAACGGACACTCTTTCTCATTCGCCATCTGTTACACCCCCCCCATAGAAGAAAGCGTTTTTCAGAGCGGTGTCGATATGGGACATGATCTGAGGCGGGAGGGTACAGATATATTTCCAATCCTCGGTAACATCAATGACCCGCACCTGTTCGCACTCGACCATGCTCGGCTCTAAGTTCTCCCACACAAAGGCAACATGAGTAGGCATTTCCAGCCGCTTCATCTTTGTGGTCAGAGGGACTACAATGCTGGTGGGAGAGAATTGGTTTCCCATGTTATTCTGAACGATGACCCAGGGCCGCTTGCCGCCTTGCACATGTCCGGAGGCCGGGATAGGTACATCTATGATGACAACATCGCCACGCTGATAAGGTTTCATATTTACCTCCAATACTTAAAGCGGTCATAGTAGTCCATCTCTCGTGCCTTTTGGCGCTTCTCCAACTCTTTCTGCCGCTCATGTTCTTCTCTTTCACGCTGGTATTTCTCGCATTTCGCATGACAGCCAGCGTACCTGTCAGGGCAACCATAACAACACTTGATAGCACTCACCGTCTATACCTCGTCACAGAGTTTACAATTAACTCAACCTCGGACTGCGGGAGAGGGGGCTTACAAGCCTGTTGATTGGCATACAGCAGCTCTTTGTAAATCTCTGCTTTGGTGTATCCTTGGTTGTGAAGCTGACCCGCCAGAGAAGTCAGGCTGAGGTTCCGGCTTCCCGGTGTGATGGGCGGGTATTCAGGCTTCAAGGTCAGCTTGCCGTTTTCAGGGCGGCGGTAGATGGGGGAATAGATACGCTGAGGGGAGACCGTGCCGGAACTGCTTTCTTTCGGTGTGTCGGGGAAATACTTCTCGATCACATAGTCAATCGCTGACTGATTGTCAGCAATCTCCTTGAAGATTAAAACCTTGCCGGTCATAATGAAGTACCGACTGCTCTTGTAGATCTCCACGCCATTTCGGTTGTTTTTCCCTTTGAATGGAAGGGAACCACGCACCAGAATGTGAACACCCCTGCCGCTTCTGCTTTTCTCCGTGTAGGACTCGCAATGAGAGATAATGTCAGCCGCCAGCGGGTTTAGAAGCCCATCAGTAAAGCCATCGTCAATGTCGATACCAACTAAACCGTCATCACAGAACACATAACCAATACCGTCATACACACCTTGTTCGACAGCAGAAACAGCGTCCTCGAAGGTAGACCATGTATTTGGGTCAGAAGCTGAAGCGGCTTTTCGTACGGTACTCTGCATGGGTACTTTTGAGGTATTCCATACATTGACCCAACAGCGGTTCTCTCTCAATTCCTGTGGTATTTTCTCATACATGGTGGCTACCTCAGCTTTCATACGGACTTGGTAAAGACCAGTCCCATACCGTCCCGCCCTTATAGGCATTTCTGAAATGATTTCGTTTTGAGTCTCCCGAAAACCACAGGTAATCAGCGGGAAGGACTCTGCCAACTTCGACCTGTCCATCTTTTCCTGCATACCAGCGGGATAGCACATCTATACAGAGAGTAATCAAACCATCATCGACCGGGTTTTCCTCGTTGTACCCTACGAATTGTTTAGGTGTAGTCACGACCGTTATAATGTCGCCGTAGCCATGATCTACACGGTTGAGAGCGCACCAGACACAGGCCGCTTTCTCGGTATCGGAAGGTACACCCCGGGCCTCTCCCCAGACCATTTTCGCCAGGACGGTAACCTCTTCCTCACTCCACGGCTCAGGGGTCGGAGAGGGTTCGGGAATTACCGTTTCTTCCGGCAGAGTGGGCAGAGGCTCCGGCGTGGCCTCCGGGGTACGGGCGGTGCATGAGGTCAGGCAGAGCAAAGAGATCAGAGCTGCCAGGAACAGCTTACTCATTGACCGGCTTCCTCTTCCGTTGCTTGGTGGCGAAGAAATACTTGCTGTCAACGCACACGGGATAGCCGGGGAACCGGTTGCTGTCCCTCTTCTCGCCCTGGTTGTAAATCTGCTCCGCCGCTTCCAGCGGCATTTCGCCGGAAACATGGTCAGCACCGGCGACCATAATGTACGGGACTTTCCCGTTATTGTTCACGAATGTCATGAATACTTCCCCTTTCTCTATTCCACGCCTCCACATCGACACCAATCTTTTTCAGTTGTTCTTTGCAGAGCCATGTGTAGTCATCCGGCATTTCGTAGTGCTGGATAAGCCGGTCATGTTCTGCGGCAAAGGCTTCATAAAAGCGTCTGAGCCTCTTTGGGCCAAAGCCCAGGTGAACCGCAAGGGTATAGAGAACCATTGCGTCAATGTCATCGGTATAGCGTTTGTCCGCTTCGATGATTTGCCGGTTGATCTCCATATCCATAGCCTTTTTCTCGGCTTTGGTAAAAGTAGCACCGAAGATTTTTCCGCCAGCCTTTTTCACATACATAGCTCACACCTCAAAATCTTCAAAGAAGACCGGGTATCGAGTCTTGCACTCTTTCAACAGAAGATTAGCCACAACCCTCATATCGGGGTGAGCTGCCGCAGTACAACGCAGTTTAAGAAAATGCCGGATTTCTCTAAGGTCAGCGGTCATGACCACCTCGGTTTTCAGGCTGTTCGGCAGGACAGATCGAGCTTCCTGCGGGGTACAACCTTCGTTCAGCAAATCGAAGTAGGCAACCTCGGCGTTCTCGCACGACCGCTTCCAGATACGATAGGGGGAGTCGGTGTCGGCAAAAGTGCAAGGACGAATAACGGTGACCTCGCCGCCGAAGCCCTCTTTGCCGTAATTGCAGTACCGAGTGGACTCCTGACAGAACGCCGCCAGACGGTGACGGACGATCTCGTGGCTCACGCCCCGGTCGCAGATGAAGCGGACGGTGAGAGAGCCATGCTCAATGACAGCTTCGTGACCACGCTTGATAATGCCCCGGACGAACTTCTCTGCGCTTCCGTCCGTGATCTTGTCCTCGGACTTATAGCAAGTGCGCCCTGCGGCTTCGATGGTGGTCAGAAGGGTCTTATATTCGGGAGCGTTGATAATCTCCACAGAAGGTTCAATGATTTTCATGCTTTACACCCCCGCAACATGGCTTGCCAGCATATCGGCTTGGTGCGTCCACAGTACATTCGGATACTGGTGGACTGCTCTGGTGTAGTCGTTCCACTCAGACTTGTCGGTGAAAGCGCCCATGTGGTAGCGGATACACATGATTTCTTCCTCGGTCAGCGTGTAGAACTGAGAGAGAAGCATGACGGACTTATCGCCGTGGCCTTTCAGGAGGGTATCGGGGTTGTACTCCCACGCCTGTTCGTCATAGATTGGGGCATACCCACCATCAAAGTCTTCAATGTGACCCGTTACAGGGTGACGGTATTGGTCAATCTTGCACAGGTCGTGGAACATACCCACGATGTAGGGAGAACGGAACTTGCGCCAGATCAGGTGATTGTCCTGAGTCAGCGTCAGGAGGAACTTCGTGACCGCATAGGAGTGTTCAAAAAGACCACCCTCGTAATTGCCGTGGTACTTGGTGGAAGCAGGGGCGGTAAAGAAGCCGTTGTCCCACAGATAGTCCATCATGTCATCAGAAACGAGCGGCGTTCCGTTAGGCAGCTTCATGAAGTTCAGGAAATCGGTCACTTCGGACTTGGAGAAGCAATCAGGCATTTTCGTACTCCTTTCTGTGAATACTCTTTTCGCTGTCGAACCCGTCAGGGTAACGAGCCAGCAGCTTATCGACATTGTGCTGTGCCACATATTCGAGGGTCACGCCCAAGCCGGTCGCCAACTGTGCGACATACCAGAGAACATCGCCCAGCTCGTCAACCATCTTCATTGGGTCGAAGTCATGACCCTGAAACTCGGTCTTTTTCAGAATGTCAATACACTCTCCGGCTTCGCCATTCAGACCGTAACAGCCGTTGCGAACCTTATCCCACGGGGTCAGATTTCCGGAGGTACGTTCGGCGGCTTTCTGATAATCATTCAGCGTCATCGTCAGCGACCTCCATTTCCAGCACCGTCATAATGGCGTAGTTGGCAAGGTCAATCAGGGTGTCCCGGATAGACTCGTCATTGACCTTCTGCTCACAGCCACGGGAAAGAGTCTTGAAGCGGCTGAGTTTATCGCCCAACCGGATACGAGCCATCGCCATTCCTTCTTCAACGAAGGTCTGGTGGAAGCTGTCACCGTAGTCATGGTTCTTCTGCTCATAGAGCTTGTTAATCTCCTTGCAGATTTCAGCGTGGCGCTGAACCTTGGAGAGCGAACAAATATATGCTTCTGCCATTGTAGCTTATCCTCACTTTCAACATAGTTTTCAACATGCCATTGGCGAGGGAGAGCGTTTTATTTTAGCCCTCCCTCGCACCCGGTATCAGCCAAGGAGAGCTGCCAAATCCATCGGGGTCTTAGGAGCCGTCTGAGAAGCCGCAGGAGTGGTTTTAACAGTTGGGGTAGCAACCGTATTGCCAGAGCCGCCCCAGCCCTCAGAGGGGCGCTTATCGGCCAAACGGACGAAGGTAATGCTCTGTCCGGGCTTCTTCTTATTCTCCTGAACATCATGCTCGATGTCGCACTCAATGAAGTGACCAATCAGGTCGGTATGGTCGATCTCGGTCAGGTCGAAGTTGCCGAGGGCAGTCTTGGCGAAGTAGCTGAAAGCGTTGTATGCGCCCTCGTTGGGAGAGCCATCAGATTTCAGCAGAGAGAAGCGCTCGATATGCTTGCTGCCGTTCTGCGTCTGCATATAGATTTCCAGCTTGCCGAAGTCTTCCTTGTACTTCACATCGGTAATCTGAAAGACATGAGTACCTTCGGGAATGAGAGTGAAACCCTCGGTGAGTCCGATTTTAGCCATTGTTTTTGTCCTCCTTCATGGTGTAGAAATTGAGCTGTTCGGTGTACTCGCAGGGGAAGATGATACCGACCAACTGGTCTTCGTCATCGGGGTACTTGGCGTACTGCTTGACCAGCAGGGCTTTCGGTACGCTCTTGTCGCTTTCCAGATCGTAAGCGTACAAGATTTCGCAGAAGTCAGACTTCTCGATCAGTGACCAGTCATCATTGGTAACGGGAAGGGTCATGGTGCTATCCTGCGTGGCAAAGATACGGACACAATCCTTGATTGCGCCGTCCGGCTCAGGCATTACCGCCTTGACCAGCGTGGCGTACTCGGTGCAACCAACCTGAGAAATCAGGCGACCAATGCCGTCAGGCATTTTCTCGTTGCTGTACCCGGTCACGCTGCGGATACCATCGGGAATGAGCATAAGTACGGACGGGGAAGCAAGCCAGCGTTCGTCCATGTACTCGTAGATAGCGCCGCCATCAGGGGCGAGGGACTTCACGAACTTGGAAAATTTCATAATTAAACCTCCGTTACTTTGTCATAGAATACGAAGATGGTGGAGTGGTCGGAGTGAATATCACGAGCTGCTGTGAACAAAACTCCAACATAATCGTCATCGGCATACTGGGCGAGAAGATTGAGCAAATCATCTTTGCTCAATCTCTGCATGCTCTGTGTCACTTCACGCACCTTCTTTCAAGGCTTTCGGGGAAATGCGGTAGCTGTCCTCGGTGGTCGTGTACTTCGCCAGAATACCGTCCGCTTTCATAGCGTCCTTGTCGATCTTCGAGGTGGAAGTACGGCTGACCTCCCAATTATAGGCAGAGCCAGCGATGGACACCTTCTTGTCACCGTCACGGAACTGAGCGATTGCGGCTTTCTTAATCATGTCGGTCAAGACCTTATACCGCTTCTCGTCCTCAGCCACCTCAGCGGCGTGAGCGTCCAGCTTGGCTTTCAGGTCTTCGGCTTCCTTGACCAGCGCCGCCATATCCGTTTCGGGGGACAGATTATTGGTGCGGAGGGCTTTCAGGATTTCAGCGTCCTTGCGTTCGTCAAAGGCGGGGGAAATGCCGCTCTCCACATAGTCCTTCCACCATTTCAGGGCAGGCTTCACATACTTCTTCTCGAAGTCAGGATACCGCTCAGACACCTTGAAGGGGCGGGTGATGGTATTCTCACCGCTGCACACGAACTTCTCAGGATTGTCGTAATCCTTGGGTTCGAGGAAGGAAGCGACCATGATAACTTCGTCCACGCCGAGAAGGTAAGCGTACAACGCCGCCTGCAAAGCGTAATACTCAGGAATATCGTACTTCCAGTCTTCGACACGCTTGGAGGTCTTCATTTCGAGGACGGTGGTCGGCTTCCCTTCCTTATCTATCAGAAGGTAGTCCCAGCTACCACCAAGGACTTTCTGATCTGGGAAGAAATCGCCCCAAGTTCGCTGGAAGTAGTTCTCTCCAAACACATCGGCGGGGGTGATAAGGTTGCCCATCATGTAGGCTTCCTTCATGTACTGAGCCTGCTTCGGCTCAATAGTTTTACCGGCAACGGTATAGATAGTATCCTCAAAGGGTTTCTCATAGGTACGAGTGACGGCGCACCATACCTCAAACGGGGTTGTCCATGCGTTCAGCCCCATAACTGCGGCGAAACGAGTACCTGTCAACTTCTTAGGTCTGGCCGGGGGGACAACTTGAATACGGTTGCCGTCAAGCCATTCTACGGACTTCATCGTAATACCTCCATTCGATATTGTGAGTTTGTTTGATAATCCCTTTACAACACTTTGCAATCTGACTGTGAGCAATACCAGAAGCGTCAGAAGCGGCTTTCACGCCACCAAATATCTTTGTTGACCCGTCAGGGAATAGTCCGATTACAGCCCTACGACACTTCGATTTGCTCATGCGCTGATTGCGAGTGCCGTGGTTATCGTTTTCCTTGTGTGTTGCCCATTCAAGGTTGGAAACGGCGTTGTTGCGCTTATTCTCGTCCTTGTGATTGACTGTCGGTTTGTTGTAGGGATTAGGAATAAATGCCAGAGCGACCAGCCGATGAATCGTGAAACACTTAGAGTGACCATGGACGGTGAGAGTTACAACCTCGTATCCATAACGGTCAATTTTCGGTTTCAATTCCCGTTCCTTTCGGAGAGAGTAGACAGTACCTCTGTCACTCACGGCGTAGTAGCCCTCATACCCCGGAACGAGTTTCCAACTCACCCTTAGCCCTCCTTCGCCGCTTTCATTTCATAGCCAGCCAGCATATTGTTCACGCCCTCGATTAGAGCGTCACACTTGTCGGCTTCAATCTTGGAGAAACCTTCGGTCTTCATGGCGATGGTCTGCACGAACTGTTCCTGTTCTGCGTCAATCTCCATGAGCTTTTTTAGCAGGCTTTTCAGCGTACTGACCTGTTCCTCAGTGGCAGCACCAGCAGGAGCGCCGGTCAGTTCCTTCTTGATCTCCTGACGCTGTTCAGTGGTCACAGGGGGTTTCTTGGTGACGGCGGGAGCGGGTGCGGGGGTCGTGTCAAACTCGCCGCTGTCGATACTGTCATGCTCCACAATGTCCAAAACGAGCTGCCACAGGTAGCGGCGAATGTAGGTGATGGAGCTGCCGGTCGCCTGCATTTCGTTTGTGACCTGATTACCAGCGTTGGACACGATGGGGGCGATGGGGGTGTACGGTGCAACGAAGTCAATGAAGTCCTCACGGTCATCGACATTGTAGACACGAGCGGTCGCCTTGTCGCCGTACATGGACGGAACCATCATCAGACCGATTTCAAGGAAAATCTGCTCGGCCTTGGGAACAATGTCCGCCAGCTCGAAATACTTATATTCGAGCTTCATGTGCTTGCCGCTCTTGTCCACGCCAGCTTCGAGGAAACGCACACGGGCAAGCTGCAACTTCTTGAACACATTCATGGTGGAATAATCCACCGCCGCAGTCTCAGCGGCTTTCTTGGTAGTAGCCATATTTATACCTCCAACATTTCTAATAATTTTTTCTTGATGGAATTGACTCTGCGGGTATTTCGCTTGGGCGGCTTCTCTCCGAGGAAATCTCGGACATAGCGCCGTGCCAACCGGATATACCAGTCACGGTCAACCACATCAATCGTCAGGTGATTGTCGTTGTCTACGACACATTTTGCAGGAAGTCCGGCAATCTTGACGGGATTGCCAGTGCCGAGGTGGATTTTGTAGAGGGTGCCGCACCGATGGTCTTCCGTGGCATATACCCGATTGACCTTCTGTACGACCTCCATCTGACCGTCTACCTCATGGAGAGCGTCACCATACTTGCTCCCGGCCTTGGCGACCAACTGGAAGTCCAGCAGGCGGTCACAACTCATGATGGTATCTTCGACCGGGATACCGTAGGCCAGATAATCCTTGACCGCCTTGGCGACCACACAAGCGTTGTTGTTGATGTTGAACGCTCCTGCCGGGGCAATCCCACGAACGAGAACACCACCCTTGATTTTAGGGTCGCCCTCGAAAGGAACCTCGACATAATTGTTCACATCTTTCTGACAGATCATCTTGATAAGGTCTTCCTCCAACTCAAAGCCGGTTCTGTCCTGCCACTCCTGCGTGATCTCCTGATACATGGGAACATCGCAGTCATCAAGGCTGACCATGATACCATCGGTGTTGAGCTGAATGATCTTCAAGGTGGGGCAGTCCTGAACCAGATGTTCCGCCATTTCGAGCAACTGCAACTGGCCTGAGATACAGACCGAGCGACCCATGAGCGGGTCATACAGGTCATTGTAGCGGTTCAGCATAGCTCCGTAGGTGGTGTTCAGCACCAGCTTCAAAGCGTTCGCCGTAGCCTTATCGCCAGCCCTCTTTGCCTTAACACGCCGCTCAATGGTGGCGGCATACACATCGGGAGAGGGAATGTTTCGGCTACAATAACCGTTCAAGGTCATCTGGTGCGGGTAGTAGCTTGCAACATCTTTGTTGCGGATAGAGCGGGTTTCCGTGGCTTCCTCTCGGTAACACGGGATAGCCCCATGGATACCGCCGTAGGCGATGGTGCAAGGACAGCCGCCTACCATCAGATCGAGTTTTTCCTTGAACACCACTTCGTCAGGGATACTCTTATCCTTCAACCGTTCGAAGAAGTCGAACACTTCCTGCGGAATGTACTGGCGAAGCAGCTTCGGCGGATACTGATATTCCCGCTCGTCATAATGCGGTTTCTGCTCTGCGTCAAGGTAAGCAGCGGTCAGCTTGGCGTTGGTCATGTAGAGGGCTTTTGCGGGATACAGCCCCTTTTCACGACCCAGCGTTAGCTTACTGGACAGATAGCCTTGACGAAGATCGTCCAGCCTGTCGGTTGCGTCAACATCGTGTCGGCAGTAGAACTCGACCTCTCGCTTCTCGTCCTCAGTCAGAGGGCGGTCGATGTTGAACGGAACAGTGGTTTCACGAATGTCCATTCCGAGGTGCGCTTCGATTGCTTTCAGGGACAAACCCATCTGGCAATCGTCCATCAGGTCATATTGATCGAAGAAAATCCCGCAGTCACGGAGAGGGGCATACTCCCAGCCCTCGTGACCGCCAACGATAATGAAATCGTTGACTGTCTTGATTTCCTCCGGCGTGAAGCCTGAGAGAACCGCTTTCAGAATGAATTGGTCATAGTGCTTATTGTTGAACCCTGCCAACAGGGGTTCTTGGGTCATGAACTGTTCGACCGCTTCATTGTCATTCCAAATCTCGGTGTATTCCCCCGTGACCTTGTTTTTGAAGACAAAAAGCCAATCGTAGGCAAACACCTCGCAGTCGAAAATGAATGGTTCAAGGTTCAGCGGTATCACCTCCAAAGAGATTATCCAGATACCTTTCAGCAAGGATTTCTTGAACACCCTCCATGATGTAGAGCATACAGGGGAAAGCCATGCCATTTCCCCACATCTTGTACTCCGCAGAGTCCTTATGAGGAACCAGCGCACACCAATCTTTCTCGAACCCTTGAAGGGAAGCACACTCAGTAGGGGTGAGCTTTCGAGCCAGATAAATGACTTCACCGTTCTCGGTCTGTGTGGGAACAAAGAGAGTCTGGTCGTTGTTACATGAGAGCGTTGCGCTCTTATCTTCCTGTATCAAAGCGCCCTTACCCCCCCCCCTCACAACCAGAGCGGATTTTCAAGGTATAAGGGATAAGCGCACAGGGAAGATGATGGTGGTCAGGTCTGGCGGCAGCCAATGTCATCGTTACCCCCCGTGATAGTCTGATTGTAGAAATCTGCTCCGATGGGTTCTAACACCAATGTCTCAGTACCCCCCCCATAATTGCCGCCCGTGGCTTTCAGCGTAACCGCTTGTTCCGTGGGTGCATATTCATCATAGGAAGCCTGTCCGAAGCATGGAACAAGAACTAAAGGGACATTACCCCCCCCTGTTCCCATTCGTCCAGCGAGGGTTTGGACGGTGTTATCGGGTCTGAGGGACACTCGACTGTATTGGGCGTGGTTTTCGACTGCATAAACACGATAGTGTTCAACAGGGCTTGTTTCAGAAGCGGGTCTAACGGTTTGCCCCGTTCGCCTGACCTTCTTAAAATCCCTTCGCAAGCCCTCACGCTCAAATAGTATCCGTCCGGCACATTGACCTCCAAGATCGAGGACAACGAAGACACGCTTGCGTCTTTGGGGAACTCCCCAACCTTGAGCATCAAGTCCTCTCCAAGCGATAGAGGAATGATCTCCCAAGACAAATCCGGTGTGCGGCCATTTTTGCCGTCCTTGTTTGTCTTCCGCATATCGAGGAACGCTATCGTCTCCCTCGCAGATTTTCCAGATAGTTTCGATGACTGTTCGGAAGTCCTCTCCCTGTGTCGAGCTAAAAGCTCCATAAACATTTTCCCAAATGACGATTTGAGGAAATCTCCCATTGGTGGCACACCTCATTTCCTGAATAACTCGGATTGCTTCAAAGAATAGAGAAGACTCCTGACCGGCAAGACCCTTGCCATTCCCAGCAATCGAGAGGTTTTGACACGGAGAGCCGAAGGTGATGACATCAACAGGCTCGATCTCTGCGCCGTTCATTTTGGTAATATCGCCAAGGTGAGCCATCTTGGGGAAACGGGACTGTGTAACAGCTTTCGGGAAAGGCTCGATCTCACTCGCCCATGCTGGGATAATACCGACCGCAGAAGCGGCAAGAGGACAAGTCCCGCTGCCATCAAACAGACTGCCTAACTTCACTTCGACACCTCCTGTTCGATGAATTTACAACCACACTTGCGGTAGGTGGTACACCGCTTTTTGTAGCTTCGCACGAGGTACTGGATACCATCGTCTACATAATCGTAGGCAATCGGCTCACCCTTACCCTCAAAGGTTCTGGCAATCCGGCCTATACTCTGAGCTACTACCGCATAATCTTTCTGGGGAGTGGTGAGATAAAGCCGGTCAAGCCGGGGAATATCCAGCCCCTCTTTCGCCAGAGCGTAGGTTGCAAACAGATAGTGCTTTTTCCCGGCCCTCATGTCCTCAATGGCTTGCTCCCGTTTCGCCTTGCCCTTCTTGGAAGTCATTTTCCCGTCCACCATTACGGCCTGATCTCTCAGATGTTTCGGAAGATGGGCCATCAGATATTCCAGGTGGGCCAGCCGGTCGGAAAGAATGAGGTTGTAATGGCCGGAGTTGAGCATCAGGTCACCCACAATCTGACCGTTTCTGCAAAAGTCCTCTGCCAGATAATTTACCAGCTTGGCATAGATGATCGTGCCGTCCGTGTCAAGGAAATCTTTGCTCAGGCCAACACGGGTAGGTCGGGGAAGAACGCTGACGGTCATAATCTTGTCCGCAACCGCCTCTTCTGGCACCTGATAGGCGATTTTACCCAGGAGGGCATAGGTGGCGGCAATCATACCGTCTGCCCGGTGAACCGTGGCAGAGAGGCCGTATTTGTGCTTTGCTGCCAGAGAACTCAGCACCTTGGAAAACTGCGTAACTGCGGTAGGTGTCCCGGCGACCCGGTGGCACTCGTCTACGATGATGCACCCCCAGGTGTCCCGGTACCGGTCAAGGTCGATATTGCACATGGTCTGCACCGTGGCGAAGGTGATCGCCTTACCGATTTGCACCTTTCCCTCCGTGATGGTTCCAGTCAAGGCCGGACTCATGTACTGTTCCGCTCGGTTCTTGCTCTGCAAAAGCAAGTCACGGGTATGGGTCAGCCAGAGGGTTTTTTGGCCTATCTCACAGGCCAGGGCAATACCTATCTGGGTTTTCCCGGAACCGGCAGGACTTTGTAATATCCCCCTCCCGCTCTCCGCCAGGGCCGCTTTCGCTGCCTCCTGGTAATCATAGAGCGGGATGTTGCACCGGTAGTCAACCCGAGGCTGCGAGGCAAAGGCCATGGACACATCAGTGAACGGGGCCAGCCGAAGAACATCATTGAAACAGCCATAGGGAATCACTAAGGTGTCGCCGTCCCATTGCATGAGGTACAGCTTTTGCGGGGTATTCCCCAGGTAGAAGTTCATCCGGGCTTTCTTAGCGTAGTCCGGGTTCGCCAGTACCAGGTTCTTCTTACACCAGGCCAGCAGCTCAGGGGTGGGGTCATCAATTCGGAGCTGGCTCGAAACCGTCATGTGCATTTAGACACCCACTCTTCCAGGGTAATCCCGAACTGCTTGATCTCCGGCCAGTACAGCGATCTCCGGGTCAGCATGGCCCTCTCCATGTTCTCGAAGGAAATGAACCACACCTCACCGGTGGTCATTCTCAGGGCGAACCAGCCCTCGCCGTTCCCGGTCTGCCGCCAGAGGGTCATTGCGGAATACTGATTTTCTTCCACTCGTTCCAGACGGAAAATGTCTTTCTCACACACCTTGCAGTCAATGGGATAGGTCTTTCCGTTTCGTGCGGCAATCACATCGAATGGTTGACCCTGGGCGTTCTGTGCGAGGTTATGTGCCCAAAAGTCGTACCCCGCAAGGCTAACACACAGGTCTTTTTCAAAGCCTGTTCCAACCTTTCGATTGGTGTTACCCAATGATTTCACTTCCTTTCTTACCGCTCCTTCCGGGGCGGGATTTTACAGATGTTGGATTAAACGCAGAAGCCGAAGGACACGCCATAACTGTTACCGGCGCTGCTATAGTTGGCGCCGCCCGAACTGCCCACACGGCAGAAAATGTTGGTGCCGCCGGAACGAGGCGACCGCTCCCACCAGTAGCTCGCAGAACCATTCTGCTTGCACTTGCCATATTCGGTATCTTCCTGCCGATACCACTCATACCAGAAACCTTCATGCCCACCGGAATAAATCTTGCGACCATAGATTTCCTGCTCCGAGAGTACGAAAATATGGTCGATGGTCTTACCAAGAGGTGCATTGTCTGCGCCACTGGTACGGGTCAACTTCTCGCAGGGCTTGATAACAGCTTTCAGATCATCAGGGAGCATGGTGTTGAAAAAATTGCCATTCAGTACGGAACGAAGTTTGGACTTCTCCCACCCGCCCTTGTTCGTGTAGCTATCGTTCATAACATGGTCTTCATTCAGGGTTTCCACAGACTCGAAGGAGATGGGAATTAACGAGCCGGTATCATCTTCATCATGATTAAAGTCAATAATACGGACATGGATTTCAGAGCCATCGGCCAGAGTAATTTTCTTAGTATCGCCCAGGGCGAACACCTTATCAGCCATGCCGGACTGAGCATACATAGCAATCTCGGCCCAGGAGCAATCGTCCAGCTTCAACTTAGGCAGTTCAAACGCAGACTGGTCGAAACCACAAGGACAGGTCGATTTGTAAGCGGTAGCAGCCTTGATGATCTTGCTCTGAAACTCAATGGTCTTTTCCATCTTCTCGAACTCAGCCGCAAGCTGAGAAAATACATTCTTGTTCATGTGAAAATCTCCTTTTCAATTTTCAAAATGTCTGGTATAATCAGATTGAGCTTTTACGCTTGCCGTGGATGGGACTGCACTCCCGTCTGCGGCTTTTCCTTTTCTGCGGAGGATAAAACGCTCCGGCCAGTTTGCAGAAGACATAGAAGAGGGCTAAAGCAACGGCCATGTGAAGCGTACCGGTGCTGAGAGCCATCATATCCTGCTCAACAGCAGCAACCGTTCCAAGGAGCCAGAAAAAGGAGAGAAATGCCAGGGTTCCAAATATCCGCTTCATTCATCTGTCACCTTCTTCCACACATACTCTTCTCCGGTCTTCTTTCTGTACCAGTCTTCAAACTCGGCTCTGTGTACGGGGTCTTTGAAATATTCCCGCACAATTTGAAGCAACAACAGGCTTGCGGCTTTGGCCTGAGCTTGAACTTCCGGCACAAAGGCACTCACGGCTCTCCGCATGACCCCATCCGCATTTGATACTGATGAAGAATGTCAAGGGAACGGCGAAGGATTTCGTCTGCTTTATCCCCGGTACGAACACCGGAGAGCGTTGCGGACATTTCGTACTTGTCGGTCATCAACCCTTCATCGGATAGCTGCCGGATAAGCCAGGTGAAAGTCAGGCTTGCGCCGGTGACAAGCTCCCTGATCTGCTCACGGTAACTCGTGCGCTCCTGCTCCGTCAACCGGATAACAGGCGCATCAGGTGTCCAATACGGACGGGGTGTAGGGTTTCCCGCCATCATGCGACCTCCTTTCTTCGATTTACAACAAAAGTTATAAATTATCCTTGCAAGGGAAACTCTCTTATGCTATACTGAACTTGCCACAAAACAATAAGCATTAGAGATTTCCGTTTGACATAGGAGCCGAATTTCTTTTCAAAGAAAGAGATTTGACCCCTCGGATTGTTGTTGCCTGTTTTATAACTTTCGTTGTTGATATGAGTATATCGTAGTTATCGTACTTTGTCAATAGTCAATTTCGTAGTTTTCGTATTTTATATAAGAGGCTTTTACGGAGGAACACAGTATGTTCAAAACGAGATTTGAGCAATTATGTAATGAACGCAAAATTTCCCCAGCAGCGGTATGTGAAGCTATTGGTTTATCAAACAGTGCATATAGCAAATGGACTGAAAATTCTTTACCTCGCAATACTACCCTATTGAAGATTGCTGAGTATTTCAATGTATCAATAGCATACCTAAAGGGTGAAACCGATGACCCCGACATAACTTTGAAAGAGCGTTTATTCCCGGAAATTGCTACGGACTTACGGAAAAAGCCGCTTGAAGGTGAAAACATCAATATTCCTGAATTTTGTCAGACTCTTTTATTCTTCTTTGAAAACTGTGATGCACCTGGTCAACTGCGCATAATCCAATTAGCCATGAATGAATATGACCGAACACAAAAAGAAAAAACAAATCCAACGAAAGACTCTGCTATCGGCTAAGATCATTGACCTATCTGAATGGAGAAAGACGCTATGAAAATCACGAAATTTCCCATTGACCTCTCCATGCTGACCGAAGAAGAGATAGACCAGTTCCGGCAAGACCCTTCCACACTTTTTGAAGGGGACACCGATGTATGTTTATATCTCCGGTTCAGCTCTGAACGGCAACGGGAACAATCCATTGAAGGGCAGCTCCGTGATTGCCGAACCTTTTGCAAACTGAATAGCTACCGCATTACCGCCATCTATGTAGACCGAGCTACCACCGCCCGGAAAGATGTAGAGAAGCGAGTTCACTTCCAGGAGATGATACGGGACAGCGAGAAAAAACCCTGGGAGTATGTGGTTGTTTGGAAGCTCGACCGCTTTGCCCGGAACCGGACAGACAGCGCACTCTTCAAATTCAGGCTCAGGAAGAACGGCGTGAAGGTCATCTCTGCCACCGAAAACATTTCCGAGAAACCAGAGGGTATTATCCTTGAAGCTGTGTTAGAGGGCATGGCCGAATTTTATTCCGCTGACCTCTCACAGAAAATTACCAGGGGCATGAGGGAGTCCGCCTTGAAATGCCACAGCATAGGGGGTCATGTCCCTCTCGGTTATAAAATTGAAGATCACAAACTGGTCATCAATCCGGCAACCGCTCATATCGTCCAAGAGGCTTTTGAACTCTATGCCAACGGGGAAACCGTGGCCGACATTTGCCGTATATTCAACACAAAGGGCTACCGTACAGCCAAGGGCGTAGAGTTTAACCGGAACAGCTTCAAGTCTATGTTCCGCAATAAGCGGTATATCGGGGTATATACCTACAAGGACATAGAGGTTGAAGGTGGGGTTCCCGCTATCATTGACAAGGAACTGTTTGAAACGGTTGGCCATAGGCTCTCTAAGAACGCAGAAGCCCCGGCAAGGGGCAAGGCCAAGGTAGATTACCTCCTGGCGGGAAAGCTCTTCTGCGGCCATTGTGGAGGCTCTATGAACGGAGAAAGCGGCACCAGCAAGACCGGAGCCATCCACAACTACTACACCTGTTACACCAGGAAGCGGAAACACGCTTGTGATAAAAAGCCCTTAAAGAAAGATTGGATAGAGTATATCGTGGCGCAGGACGCTATGGAGCTGTTGACCGATGATACAATTCAAGAGCTTGCAGATATGGCGATCTCTCAAACGGAACAGGACTTGCGAGAAAATACCCGTATTCCTGAACTTACAGACCGGATGAAAGAAACCGAGAGTGGCATTACCAATATCACAAAGGCTGTCGAAAAGGGTATTGCCTCTGACGCTCTCATGAACCGCCTTGTAGAGTTGGAAAAGGAAAAGAAAAATCTTCTCCGGCTTCTGGCCGAAGAAGAGAAGTATGTCTGTAAAATTGAACGGAGCCAGATTGTTTACTGGCTGACCGAGTTCAAGGGAGGCCGCATTGAAGATGAACGATACCGGCGCATTATCATAGACCTTATGATAAACTCGGTCACGGTATGGGACGAGCCTGACGGTTTCCGTATTACCACGGCATACAACCTGACCTCTTGCAAGAGCAAGACTTTTCGTATAGCCCCTTCCGGTGAGAAGGGGTTCGGATTTGAGGGGTCAGAGTCCACCAACATGCATCAAGGCGAACCCCGCAAGGGGTTCGCCTTTGGTGTATCATGCTCAGCCAAGATAGGTTGA